ATGGGCATTGTGTGGTCTACACAATTATTTGGCCAGTAATTTGTCGAGGTCAGGGCGAGAAACAACTTGCTATATCCGCCGGGTAGAGCGAATATGTGACTACCAAAAAACAAGGGGGTTTCCACCATGACGATCAACTACAACGTGACCGGAACCGAGCGCAAGCGCCTCGCGGAGTACATTTCCGGCTTTATGGGTACGGAGAAAAAGTACCTGGGTGCGCCGACCTTCGCCTACCAGATCGGCTACCTCACCGTCAGCAAGGACGGCGCGGTCAGTTTCGAGGACCGGGGCTACAACAGCGACATCGACGCGCTGATGGCGGAGTTGGAGGGCCAGGGGTTCCACACGGAGGACACCATCGCCAAGGCCGACACCACCGAGGACGCCGCCGAGCCGGACGAGGCCAACGCCAGCACCGAGCCGGAGGCCACCAGCGGCGAGAACGCCACCGAGCCGGAGGCCGCTCCCGCCGAGGGCGACGCCACCCAGCCCCACGGCTGCGGCCTGACGGTCACCCTCCCCGCCGCCAGCCTGCCCTCCGAGGCGCTGACTAACCTCACCAGCCTCCTCACCGCCAAGGGGCGGCTCATACGCAAAGCCCTGGGCGTGGAGGCCCTCCCGGTGGAGGTCAGCCCCGACACGGTTTCCTTCCCCTGGTTCGAGGGCCGGGACCTCGACGCTGATGAGGCCAAGACCTACACCCACCTGATTTCCGCCCTCTGCGACATGGCCCGGAACCAAAAGCGCATCACCGCCAAGGAAAAGGTCACCGACAACGACAAGTACGCCTTCCTGTGTTTCCTCCTCCGGCTGGGCTTCATCGGGGCCGAGTTCAAGGACGAGCGGAAAATCCTGCTCCGCGACTTTTCCGGCAACAGCGCCTTCAAAAGCGGCCAGCACCGCACCAAGGCCCTCCAGCCGGAGCCTCCCGCCTCCACCGCTGCGGTGGAGGTCCAGGGCGACCGGGAACTGACCGAGGCCCTGGCGGACGAGCTGCTGCTCCAGCAGGTCAACGCCTCCTTCGGAGAGGAGGCGGCATCATGAGAGCCATGACCCCAGAAATCCTCGCCAGCCTGCGGGAGCAGTTCCCGCAGGGGGCGCGGGTGGAGCTGCTCCGCATGGATGACCTACAGGCCCCGCCCATCGGCACCAAGGGAACGGTGCGGGGTGTGGATGACAGCGGCTCCATCATGGTAGCCTGGGACAGTAGCGGTTTCCTCAATGTGCTGTTCGGTGTGGACGAGTGCAGAAAGGTAGGCGAGTGAAATGCGCAGCATCATCGGTGAGTTCTACCTCGGCAACATCACCCCAGACGCGACCGTCATCAAGCAGACCTCCGAGCTGAAAAAGGCGGTGCGGGAAATGGCCGATGCCGAGTCCTTCCTCCGGGAACACTTGAACGGCGAATGCCTCGCCGCGCTGGAACGGCTGGTGTCCGCCCAATCGACATCCAACACGATCACGGTACAGGAACGCTACACGGATGGGTTCCGCACCGGGGCCAAGTTCATGCTGGACATCCTGATCGGCGAGAGTGAAAACCTGGCCCCGTTGGTGCAAACCGAGTCATAAAGTATACAATTCCAGCCCCGAATGATCGTGTACTTTATGGGTGCGAATTAACTTGCTATATCTCCGTTTTAGAGCGAATATGTCACTACCGAAAGGGAAAACACCCCGCCGGACACACAAAAACGGAGGTACATACCATGAACGAGAAAACCATGAACCAGATCGCCGAGATGAAGAAGCAGACCATCGGGGTCGAGGTCGAGATGAACAGCATCACCCGCCGCGCTGCCGCCAAGCTCGCCGCCGACTTCTTCGGCACCGGGCGCTACGAGGATACTGCCTACCGCAACGGCTACTACACCTGGTCGGCCTGGGATGCCGAGGGCCGCGAGTGGAAGTTCCAGCGGGACAGCAGCATCCACGGCCCGGATGACGAGCGGTGCGAGATGGTCACGCCGATCCTGACCTACGCCGACATGGACACCCTCCAGGAGCTGGTGCGGCGGCTGCGCAAGGCCGGAGCCAAGAGCGACGCCACCAGAGGGTGCGGGGTCCACATCCACATCGGAGCCAAGGGCCACACCGCCCAGACCCTCCGCAACCTGGCGAACATCATGGCCAGCCACGAGAGCCTCCTGGCGGATGCCTTGGCCCTCGACCGAAGCCGGATGAGCAACTACTGCCGGACGGTGAACCCCAAGTTCCTCCAGACGGTCAACCAGCGCAAACCCAGCACCATGAGCGCCCTGGCAGACATTTGGTACACCAGCCACAACGCCACCTGGGACCGCGACCACCACTACAACGACAGCCGCTACCATATGCTCAACCTCCACGCCACCTTCACCAAGGGTACGGTCGAGTTCCGGCTTTTCCAGTTCGATGCCCCGGCGGACGGCAAGCAGAACGGCCTCCACGCCGGACAGCTCAAGAGCTACATCCAGCTTTGCCTCGCACTGAGCCAGATGGCAAAGACGGTCAAGAGCGCCAGCCCCAAGCCCCAGCAGAACGACAACCCCAAGTACGCCATGCGCACCTGGCTCCTCCGCCTGGGCTTTATCGGCGAGGAGTTTGCCACCGCCCGCGACCTGCTGACCCGCCGCCTCGCCGGGGACGCCGCCTTCCGCAACGGGCGCGCCGCTTGAAGGCGTTAGCCGCAGGCCCCCTAAACCCGCCACCGAGCGGGCTTTAGGTGGTAGAAGGGCAAGCGCCCAACGGAAAGGAAGGTACAGAATATGGCAAACGCAAAACGGTACTACATCGCCTACGGCAGCAACCTCAACATCCCGCAGATGCGGATACGCTGCCCAGGGGCGCGGATCATCGGCACCTCGGTCATCCCCGACTACGAGCTGCTGTTTAAGGGGAGCAAGACCGGCTCCTATCTCACCATCGAGCGGTCGGCTGGGTCCAGCGTCCCGGTGGCGGCTTGGGAGGTCAGCGTGGATGACGAATTGGCCCTTGACCACTATGAGGGCTACCCCGATTTCTACTATAAGGCCGAGATGGTGCTGCCCATCAAGGGCATCCGCACCGGCAAGGTCCGCCGCCGCAGGGTGTTCGTCTACATCATGCACGAGGAACGGAGCCTCGGCCTGCCCTCCGCCCACTATGTGGCGGTCTGCCGGGAGGGGTACGACGCCTTCGGCTTCGGCCAGCGGTACTTGACCGACGCTATCCAGCGGAGCGTGGAGGGGATGAAATGAAAGACAACATCTTTCGGATTTCGGTCTGCCCCCGGTGTGGGCAGACCTACACCGCGCCCCCGGCCACGGCCAGAGACGGCTCCGGCCCCATCTGTCCGGACTGTGGCACCAGGGAGGCGCTGGAAAGCATCGGAGTGGATGCCGCCGAACAGGACAAGATCATCGACACCATCCACCGCTGCCGAAGGGGGTGTGAGCATGGACACTAAGCTGGTGTTGGGCGAGATTGCGAAGTTCAGTGAAACGCTGCATCGACTGGAGGAACATCTCGACCTTATCATTCAGTACACCCAGGCCGGAGAAACATTGCCTCAATGGGAGAATGCACTGCCTCTTTCCACTGACCCTCGCCAGTTCAAGGGGACCAAGCCTGCGGCGGTCATTTTCCCCGACGGGCGGCGGGTGGAGGTGACCAAGTGGAGAGCCGCTGTCACGCTCATCCTCCAGGAGTGCGCAAACACACCTCCCTACGGCGAACGGCTTATGGGCATCCGTGGAAAGGTCATGGGCCGACAGCGCACGATCCTGGCTGGCAGTCCTGAAGGCATGGATGTTCCCCTTGAAATCAGGCCGGAGCTTTTCATGGAGGGGAAGTTCGACACGGAGGCCCTGCTCTACACCCTGACCAAACGGCTCCTTGCCCCGGTGGGCTACAGCTACAGCGGCATTTCCGTTCAGCTTCGCCAAACAGGAAGGAGGTGAGTGGGATGCTGGAGCAGCGGATCACCGAGTGGATGCACAAGGTGCTAGCGGCACAGGAGGCCCCTGGTGCCACAAACACCTACCAGATGATGGTGGACATTGACCGCATCATTGCCGAGTCGTTCGACCACGCCCCGATTCTGCCGGAAAACCTGTGACCAACACACTTGCGGGAGCGGAGCCGAAAGGCTCTGTTCCTCGTTGTCCCGCTCCATAATCTACACAATTTCAGCTGTGTATCTTTGTGCAGATCATGTTCCGAATTGTCTTGCTATTATCTCCGTTTAGAGCGAATATGTCACTACCGAAAGGGAAAACCACACTTTTGAAAACGGAGGAAAACACCATGAAAACCAAGATGAACAGCAAGACCGCAGCCCAGGCCGAGACCTACCGCCTCCCCACCGCCAGCACCCCGGAGAACCTCGAAACCTGGCTGATGCACAACAACGGCACGATCCTCATCTTCGGCGACCGCATCCTGGTCGCGGGGTACTTTTACAACCCCAACGGGCGGAGCTACTTCGGGGCCACCTACCGCTTCGCCACCGCCGACCACACCTGCGAGGGCCAGGTGGAGCTGGTCAGCATCTCCGAGGACACCTTCGAGGACAACGGCCACGCCATTGCCTGGGCGATGGCAAACTGAGGGGTGCAGAAATGAGCTGGTACAAGGTTTGGATGGTCGTTCCTGGAACGGACGGCGATGCGGAGAACGGCCCCTGCGAACCGCAGTGGTGGAACGATATGGTGCAGGCGGAGGATGAGCCTACGGCGATTGTCGCCGCCAACACCAAAGCGAGAGCCGATTGGGAAACCTCCGATGGCGAGTATCCCTGCGGCAGAAAGCTTGGGATGGAATGCCCGATACGTACGGGCGCACAGGCTGTCACAGACGAGGAATACGCCGCCTGGGTAAAGCAGATGGAGGATTTCGAGCCGTTGCCCTTTGAATAAGGAAAACCGAATACACCACAGCACCAGCCCTTCGGGGCTGCTGCTCGTTACTGGCTTGCCGCAGGGCAGGTCATTTTTTATACACTTTTTCAGAAAGGAGGCGGCTCCGATGGCGACACGAGGCCGCAAGCCCAAGCCCACCGCAATCAAGGAACTGGAGGGCAACCCCGGCAAGCGCCCGCTTAACGCCAACGAGCCGAGGCCGGAGCGTAAGGCTCCCCGCTGTCCCGCTTGGCTGGACTCCGAGGCGAAGAAGGAGTGGCGGCGCATGGGGAAGGTGCTGGAGCAGATGGGCATCCTCACCGAGCTGGACATGGCGGCTTTCGCTGGCTACTGCCAAGCCTACGCCCGGTGGAAGGAGGCCGAGGAGTTCATCACCCAGCATGGCTCCATGATCCGCACCCCCAATGGCTACCTTCAGCAAGTGCCGCAGGTGTCTATTGCCCAGACCAACATGAAAATCATGCTCCGTTTCTGTGAGCAATTTGGCCTGACCCCCTCGGCCCGGAGCCGCATCATCGCTGGGGACGGCTCGGTGGAGCCTGCGGACGAGATGGAGAAACTGCTGGGAGGTGGTTCCTGATGGCCTACGAATACACCCCCTCCAAGTTTATGCTCCCCACCTCCCACTACGACAAGGCCAAGGCTGACCGGGCCGTTACCTTCATCCAGAACATCTGCCATACCAAGGGCAAGTGGGCCGGGACCCCGTTCATGCTCCTTCCCTGGCAGGAGCAGATCGTCCGGGACATCTTCGGCATCGTGAAGGAGAACGGCAAGAGGCAGTTCCTCACGGCCTATGTGGAGATTCCCAAGAAGCAGGGGAAGTCGGAGCTGGCCGCTGCGGTGGCTCTGTATCTGCTCTACGCTGACAACGAGCAGTCGGCAGAGGTCTATGGCGCGGCCTGCGACCGCAACCAGGCATCCATCGTGTTCGATGTGGCAAAGCAGATGGTGCAGATGTCCCCGGCACTCATGCGCCGCTCCAAGATCACCGCCGCCCAGAAACGCATCGTGAACTACAGCAACAACGGCTTCTATCAGGTGCTTTCGGCGGAGACCGGCACCAAGCATGGCTTGAACGTGTCCGGGCTGGTGTTTGACGAGATACACGCCCAGCCCAACCGCCAGCTCTATGACGTGCTGACCAAAGGCTCCGGCGATGCCCGCGAACAGCCGCTGTTCTTCATCATCACCACTGCTGGCACCAATAAGAACAGCATCTGCTACGAGCTGCACACCAAGGCCCTCGACCTTCTGGGCGGTCGGCGGAGCGACCCATCCTTCTACCCCGTAGTGTACGGCTTGGGCATCGAGGACGATTGGACGGACGAGGCGAATTGGTACAAGGCCAACCCCTCCCTGGGCCACACGATCTCCATTGACCGGGTGCGGGACGCCTACCAAAACGCCTTGGACAATCCCGCCGAAGAAAATGTGTTCAAGCAGCTCCGCTTGAACATCTGGACCTCCGCCACTGTGTGCTGGATTCCAGAACACATCTACGACCGGGGCAACCGCCCCATCGACCTGGACGATCTCTATGGGCGGGAGTGCTTTGGGGGCCTCGACCTCTCCAGCACCTCGGATATCACCGCCCTCTCGCTGGTGTTCCCACCCCGGTCGGAGGAGGAGCCGTACACGGTGCTGCCCTTCTTCTGGCTCCCGGAGGAAACGCTGGAGCTGCGCTGCCGCCGCGACCACGTTCTCTATGATGTGTGGAAACGGCAGGGCTTCATCAACACCACCGAGGGCAACGTGGTACACTACGGCTTTATCGAAAAGTTCATCGAGGACTTAGGGGAGCGGTACAACATTAAGGAGATTGCCTTCGACCGCTGGAACGCCACCCAGATGGTTCAGAACTTGGAGGACATGGGCTTTACTGTTGTCCCATTCGGTCAGGGCTACAAGGATATGTCCCCGCCCTCCAAGGAACTGTACAAACTGCTGATGGAGGGCCGCATCAACCACGGCGGCAACCCTGTGCTGAAGTGGATGGCCCAGAATGTGGTCATGCACCAAGACCCAGCCGGGAACATCAAGCCGGACAAGGACAAATCCACAGAAAAAATAGATGGCATCGTGGCAACGATCATGGCCCTCGACCGGGCCATCCGCTGTCAGGATGCCACCTCTGTTTATGATACCAGGGGGCTGCTGTTCATCTGAGGTTATTGGAAACTTATAAAGGACACTTCAGTCGATAGTCAAGCACATGACTCAATAGCTTTCTCGGCTCAACGCCAAGGCGCTCCGCAAGCTCAATCATGTGTGCATCTATAAGTTCAAGGTTCCTCGCCTCAAAACGTTCCTTCTCGTCATCGGTCTTTAGCACCACACTATCACATAGGCCAACGAGTTTCGCACCGAGCTTTTCAAAGCACTTTTGCGAAGGGAGATTGTCCACCTCCACAACCGCCTGAAATTCGGCCCTGCCCGTGATACGACAAATCTCATTTAAGTAAAGGCGAATGCTGCGCAGTCCATACCCTTGGTGTGTGTACTTTCCATCAAGCTCAATCGCAATTTCCCACAGGTCGGCGCTGGTGTCCTTAATCCCAAGGTAGCCAACGGGCCGATTTTCTTTCACATCCCTGATGATGCAATAGAACACCTGCGGAGGAAGTGCCTCGCTCACAAATAGGCTTTCCTTTTTCTCTTGGGCGGCATAATACGCCGATTTGTATAGGAGCGAATATTGCATTCTGACATTGCGGTAGAAATCCTCGTCTATCAAAGAAATCGGGCGGAGAGCGACTACATCATCACTGGTAAATATAGGATGTGCTTTTTCAATGAAAAAATCCCAAGCATCTTTTTTAACTGGTGGCTGGTTCTCAATTTGTGGTTGCTCACCTGATTGATTTTGTTCTTGGGGTTGTGCAGATCCTGACCCATCTTGTTGGTTGTTTTGACCTTCATTGTTCTGTGGTTGACCGGATTCCCGTGGTCCCTCTTGTTGATTAGATTGCTGTCCATTATTTTGTGGGCTTCCTTCTTGATTCCCATTCCCTCCGTTATTGTTCCAATTGCCGTTGTTTCCACAGTTGTTACCGCAATTCCCATTTCCACAATTGTTACCCCAATTACCATTGCCTCCATTGTTTCCTCCGTTATTACCCCAGTTGCCATTTCCGTTTCCTCCATTATTTCCCCAATTACCGTTACCACCATTATTGCCCCAGTTGCCATTTCCACCGTTGTTACCGCAATTCCCATTACCTCCATTGTTTCCCCAGTTTCCGTTACCTCCATTGTTTCCTC